CGGTGGGACCCGCCCCGGGCGCGGCAGCAGCGGCCTGCCGATGCGCGGCCTGGAGCCCGGCGAGGATGTCCGCACGGCTTTTCGCCTCGGCATTCTCATGCACGGGCGCTTCGGCCTTCGCCAGCAACGGGGCTACGGTGGCGATCTGCTCGGCGCTCATCCCGGTGGCCCGGAGGGTGTTCAGCGTCGTCTCGACGTGGGACGCCGTCTCATCGCCCGCCACGGCCTTCACCACGGCAAGCGCGCCGGCCACGGCATCAGCCGCCGCCTTGTCCATGTTCGCCTTGTTCTCGGCCTCCGCTTTCAGCCTGCCTTCGGCCAGCAGCGCGTCCACCAGTTCCGGGGACTGCGCGGCGAGTTCTTCTCTGGTCATCTGTGCCTCCACAGCGAGTTTGCAGATCGCGGCGTCGCGATCCCTGACAATATCGGTGACAAGGCCAAGTTCCCGTGCGGGCTGCGCCAGCAGAAGCTGCGCCTCGCCCCACAGTTGCGGGTCAGCCGTCAGCCCCATGTGACGGCCCACATCGGCCTTGAAAATCTGGTGCAGGGTGTTGATCCGTTCCTGAAAATACCGGCGTTCCTCTTCGGTCAGCTCGCCGCCCTGTCCGGCCGCCTTCCACTTGCCGCCCGTGATGGTCACGGTGGAAATGCCCCACTTTTCTTCCAGTTTCGCGTAGTTGGTGATCGTCATGATCACGCCGATGCTGCCGACCGTGGCGGTCAGCGGCGCGTAGACCGTGCCCGTGGCCGACGCCAGCCAGTACGCGGCGGACGTGCACAGGCCGTTGGCGTAGGCGGCGCAATGCTTCTTCGTCCGGGCCTCGGCTATGGCGTCGGCAAGCTCCTTCGTGCCCGCCACGACGCCGCCCGGACTGGTGATGTCGAACAGGATGGCGCGGGCGGAGGGGTCGGCAAGCGCGGCCTTCAACGACGACGCCACGGCATCCTGCCCCACCCCGTACCAGCCCTGTTCCCTGACGATTGGCCCGGTTACCGGGATGACGGCGACACCGCCGACAAGCTCGTAGCCACGCGCCTTCCGCTCCGGGAATCCTTCAACCAGCGCTTGAGGGTTCGACTTTGCCGAGGCCAGATCGGACAGCACCTGTTCCGCCATTTCAAAGGGCAACGCCCACAACTCATTCATCTTCTTCTCCCGTTTCCTCTTCGGGGGCATCACCTTCCGGCTTTTCGTCGCCCTCCGGGGCCGTGTCCTTGCCCGGCTTGCCGGGCTTGGTGCTCAGGCTCAGGGGGCCGAGCAGCGCCAGCAGAGGAGACTCATCCAGCATCCGGGCGTAGCCCTCGTCGAAGTCCCTGCCCGTTTCGGCCCATGCCTCGCCGTAGGTCATGAGGCGGTTTTGCAGCGCGAGGATGGTGGCCGTGATCTCCTTCACCGGGTCCACGAACCCGCGCGAGGGGCCGATCCAGTCCACGTTGCACCAGAATTTGCGGGCCTCGTAGAAGCCGGGCGCGCCTTTCGGAAGCTCGAACATGCCCCGAAGGAATGCCTCCTCTATGACCATCTCGTAGACGGGCTGGCAGTAAAGCCGCCCGAACCAGTTGCGGTAAAAGCTGTAGAGCTTCCACGCCTCGTTGAGCGCGGCGCGGGCGCTGGAATAGTTGGTCTTGGAAAAGTCTTTCGTCAGCGATTCGTAGGGGATGCCCACGGAGGCCGCCGTCGCCCGGAGCACGATCTCAACGAACGCGGAGAAGTTGGCCGAGGGGCGCTTCGATTCCAGCACATACGGCTTTTCGTTCTCGTTGCCGTAGAGGAATTGTCCGGGGCTGAGGTCTTGGACAAGCTGGCGTTCCCGGCGTTCGCCGTCGCCTTCCCGCCCCTCCGTCACATAGTCGGGGAGCTGCACCCCGCCGTTTTCCAGCGCGACGAACACGGGGAACGACGCGGCAATGACCTGCGCGAACAGCTCGTAGCTGATGGCGTCGGACAGGTTGCGGAACAGCTCAATGCCCTTGGAGAAGGCGGACACGCCGCGCACCTGCTCGTCCGTCTCGTGCCGGAACAGGTGGAACACCCCCGGGCGGTGGCCGACGCGGGCCGGGACATAGGTGAAGTCCGCCGCCAGCAGAGCGCTCCGCTCCACGGACACGAAGGATGACTGGGGCGAAGCCTTGGGCGTCGCCAGCCAGTACCCTTCCGGCCTGCCGTACTCGGACAGGCGGACGCCGTCGCGGATGAGCGGTTCGCCCTGCTGGTCGCTCGGCGTCATCAGGCGGGCCGGGGAAAGCGTCTGGAGCGCGAACGAGAACGCCCGGTTCTGCCGTTCCCGCTCTTTTTCGTTGAGCATGACCGCCAGATGCAGCATCTCGCCCAGGCTCAACATGGTGCGGATGCCGAGATTCTGGAGGTCGGCAAAGTGGCATTGCCCGCGAACGTCGGCTTCGGATGTCCAGAGCGCAAAGGCCCATTCCATCCGTTTGCCGAGTTCGCGGGCGCTCTCGGAGGAAATGCCGAGCATGTCGGCGGGGATGCTCGCCTTCGGGACAAGGCCCGTCCCAATGGCGTTGCCCGAAATGGCCTCCACCGCCGAATGCGCCGCCCAATCGTTGGCGGCGAGGTCGGCGGCACGGCGCTGCATGACGTCGCGTTCGCGGGATTCCCCTTCCGGGGAATGCACCTGCGGCCCGCGCCAGCCCGAGATGGAGCCGCGGTAGGCCCCGGCGTCGCGGGAGGCGCGGGCGGTCATGCGCGAAGTGGACACGGGAGGGAGGGGATGCCCGAACTGATCAAGCAGTGCCATGCCTTACCTCCTCACCCTTGCGAGTACGATAGTGGGGCCGCGACGCCCGGTGTCGAGCGCCGCAAGCTCGCCCTGAAGATAGACAAGCTGCTGGCGGATCTCGGGCAGGTCGTACCGGGTCAAGGTGCGGCCTTGAACCGTGTACGACTTGCCCGTGGACGCCGCCTTGTACGCGGCCTTCCAACAGGCGATCAGATCGAGGAGTTCTTCACGTGTCCAGATGGTGCTCATAGTGTGCTACACATAGCACGAAAAAATGTGCAAGTCTGGCACTGTGGGGAATATGGGGAATGTGGGGAATGTGGGCACAAAAAATTTTCAAAAAAACGAAAAAAAGCCCGGCGCGGGGCCGGGCGAAAAGAACGAGGCAAAAAATGTTTTAGTTATGCAGGGCGACATGAAAATTCAGGTACCAAGCGAAGGCTACCCATAGGATATAGGGAAAAAACAAATACGAACTGACCTTGTTATGAGGATAGGCGCGCCATGCGTAATACAACAGCAGCGCGAGAAGACCCGTTATCACCATCATGCCGGCCCACGGGCTGTGGAAAAAGAAAAAGACGACGCTCCAAAAAAAATTCAGCACGAGCTGGCCCACAAAAAGGCCGGTGACCATCTTATAATCAGGAGCCTTGCGCTTCTTCCATACGAGCCCGATGGAAACGCCCATCAGAATATACAGCAGAACCCACACAACCGCGAAGACCACACCGGGGGGCGTAAGAACCGATTTGTCCAACTGCGGATACCATGACTGAAGAGCATCGCTTTGCAACAGGCTCGATAACTCCCCCACTGCCAAACAAGCAGCTATGCCGATAACGATGGGTAAGTATTTCATGGTGCCTCCTTCAAAGCGGAACCTGCTCTCTTTATTAGATAGCTACTTACTCATCCGCCCTTTGGAATCCACTATTTTTACTTCCGCAAAAAAGAGAAGCCTGAACAAGGTGACGAAATGTCAGCCAAAGAGCTTCCCGATCTCCCATCTCAATACACTCATCCAGCATTTCCGTCGCCATGTTGGGATGGGCTCGGTACATCGCCGCCATCCCCTCATCGAACGGCACAGCTCCGTTGCATTTCCTGCCCTGGAGTTCCTCCCTTCCTTCTGTCAACATTTGCGGCACACTCCTTGGCGAATTCCCCCAGTTCCGGCCTTTTTTCGATCATCTCAAACAGGACTTCCAAAGATTTCGGAGGGGCTATTTTGCCGCGCTCATAACGTGAAAAGGCATTGACTCCCCCACCAAACATAGCTGCGGCCTCCTTTTGGTCGAGGCCGAGCTTCTTTCGCACGCTTTGGATACGTTCAGGATTGAACTGGCTGGCATTCACAGAAGCGTTGAAGGCCAACATCTCCTTGTTCAACCTCTGCGATTCCTCACGCGACAGCACCGCCTCTCCGCAATCCTGGCAGTATTCGCCTTCCACAAGAAATGAGGTCGTCTGCCCTTTGTATGTGTATTGCTCTTCCCGTACTTCGTGGCGCACATCCGCGCTCCCACATTCAGGACAAATCATTCTTCAACTCCTTAAAAGATACCAGCAAAACATCTTCAATAACGGTCAGCTTGACATAGAGCATCCCCACTGCCGAGGCATGTCTGTACACGTCCTGCCATACCTTATGATTATTGTATGTTGTCATGCTTTTATAAAATTCTCCTCGATTCAACGCGAGGAGTTCCTGCATCACCGCTTCTTCGGTGAAGTCAAGAGCGGCGGCACTGGCGGTCGCCGTTTTGGTCATGTTGAAACGGCCTTCTGAGATCAACTCTTTCACACGCTGCAACGGGCAATGGGGCTTGTTCTTTTCCATGTTTTATACTAACCATTTTGGTTATTTTGTCAAGGTTATTCGTTCGGAAAATCCTTTTGCAAGAATATGTTCCAAATTTTCACGGGAAAACCACCGATACCGTTTTCCTGTTCCGTATATGGGAACCTTTCCCTCCCTCACCAGCCTGTAGAGATGCGTCTTGCTGCACCCGAGGATTTCGCAAGCCTGTTGCCAGTTGAGGCGATCCGACAAGTCGTATAGCGCCATCACGACCTCCGCAGGTTCGCTAGGCGCGAACCGATGCCGCCCCCGCCGCGTTCTACCGGACGCGGGGGACGGGCGGGCTTTTTCGTTTCCTCGTCCGGTCTGCGGCGATGCCGGACGTTCAGGATGAACGCGAACGCACGCTGCATGACCTCGCAGTCCCAGAAATGGTTCGGCTTGTTCGCCGGGTTTTCCCATCCCTGCTTCTCGTCGTCCCAGACCTCGGCGCACAGTTCCTTGGCGTACTGTTCAAGCTGCCCGCCGTCATTGGCGTGGAGGTGGAACGCGCCGGGGTCATCCGGGTGGATGCCGAGCTTGAACGCCAGATCGGACTTGAAGAACGTCACGTCGCAGCGGTACAGCATCAGCCCGCCGGGGATCTTGACCTTGTTGCCCTTGGCGTCGGGGAAGTATTCCTGATGCGAGGGGGTGTAGGGCTGCGCCATCGAACGGACGCCCTGCCACGGGAAGACTCGGCCCCGATGACGGACGGCCCACCGGTAGACCTCGGCGGTGCGCCCGCCCATCGCGTCGATCATGGCTGCCTTGACCGCGTATTCCCTGCCGTCCGGGTCGGCGTAGACGCTCCCGAACAGGATTTCTTCCAGCGCGGCGAGGTTGTCCGCCGAGCCGGACGCCACGAGCCAGCTCTCCTCGGTTTCGCCATAGCCGTAGGCCCGGATGACGTACCGGAAATAGTGCTGCTGCGTGTCCACCGTGGCCAGAAGGACGGATACCCGCTCTTTTCCGTCCACCGGGCCGGGAACCTTCCCGCGTGGGCGGTCGTCGCACAGGGCGAGGATGGCGTCTTCCGAGCGGGCCGCGTGCGACTCCACCCACGGCTCGGCGGCGTACTGGTTCCTGAAATTCTTGAGGTCGTCCAATTTTCCGCTCTCCTTGTATTTGAGCCATGCGTGGGCCACTTCGGACAGGCTCACGAAGTATGAAAGCCACGCGGGGATGTGAAAGCCCACCTTCACGGGACGGTGCGCGGCGACGTGGGCCATCAGCTCAAGGCCGGACGTGCGTTCGCGCCACTCCCCTCCCCTGACCGCCCGGTCGCGGTCGCCGTCATCCCACACCGCGCCGCAGTATTCACAGGCATAGTAGGCCAGCCGCTTCGCCAGCACGGTTTCGGCGTCCGGGGACTTTTCCTCATCCTTTCCGGGCCATGCGATGCGCTCGAAATCCATGTGCTGGAAAAAGCCGCAGTGCGGGCAGCGCACCCAAAAATCGAAGCGGGCACCCGCCTCCTCGGTGAGCGCCTTCCATATCGGGCCGTCCTCCGTGGTCGGGGTCGAGATTTTCACGACCTTGCGCCGGGTTCGCCATGTCGTCGTGCGCTTCTCCGCCAGCGACTCGGACGATGCCTCGTTTTTCGGGTTCTTGTACTTGTCCAGCTCGTCAAGGATGAGGATGCGGATGGGCTTGTTCCCGAGCCGCGAGACGGAACCGGACCAGCCGAGGTAAATCGGCATGTGCAGCAGGTTGATGCGCAGGCTGGAAGCGTCGTCGCCGTAGCCCGTCATGTACTGCCGGAGGCGCGGGGAGGCCTCGATCATCGGGATGATGCGGTCCTTGGCATTCTCGCGGGCGGTCAGCTCGTCCGGGAAGACGTACATCACCGGGCCGGGGAGACAGTCGATGCAGTACCCGACGATGTTGTGGCCACACTCCGAGCCGCCCGTCTGGGGGCTCTTGCAGATGATGACCGTCTCGACGCCGGGAAGCCCGGACACGTCCATGATCCCGGTGAGATACGGGGTAAACACGTTCCGCCAGCGGCCCCGGATGGCCGACATTTCGAGGACGCGGTGGTTCTCCGCCCATGCGCTGATCGGCACGGGCCTGCGGCGCTTCATCGCGGCCCGCTCCCCTTTTGAGAACCGGGTGCCCACGGTCAGTTTTTCCTCCGGCCGTTCCGCCATGCGCTGACGGAGCCACAAGGCCAGAGACGGCGGAAGCCATTTCGGTATCGCCACCGAAATGGCCACGCGCCGACACTCCTTTTTCGGCATTTCGTACAAGGCAAGCTGCGTCATGCTATCCCTTCAACAATCCCGGAAACACGCGCTGGAAACCCTCCGGCACGGGGAGGGCCACCACGTCCTCGGCTTTCAGCACGATGGTGTGCCGCTTCATGATCTTCCCTTCGATGATCGGGTGCCCCCACCACTGGTCAGGGAAGCACTGGTTCCGGCCCCGCAGCACCACGGCGTAGCGGGCCGTCATCACCGTCATGCCGTGACAGAGTTTCATTGTGCGCCTCCGGAGAAACTTTCAGATGCGCCACGCGGTCGCGGACTTCGGCGCGTTTGGCGTTGTTGAACCGCTCCACCGTACCGACGAGGTAGCCCGTGATGCGCCGGATGCGCTCGAACTTCACGCCGTTGCCGACCTCGCCGTTTACGACGGGGAAATGATTGAACTCTCGCATGGGTGTTGCATTCATTTTCAATTCCTGCGCGTTGTTCGGCAGCCGCGCCCCTGCCCTGCGTTATTCGTCGCCCGATTCGTCGTCCGTTTCCGGCTCGGCGGGAAACGTGACCTCCATCTCGAGTGGGCTC